GTGTTTTTTGGATACAACACTACCATACTACACACACAGTTTCTGAAACCTCACTACTACACGCTAGTATACTACTACCCGTCATTCTATAACATAATGACGTCAGACCATCTGTCTACTATTTAGCCCTTTAAAGGCGAACATAGATCAGAACTTAATCAAGGTCTCAAGGTTTGTAGCTACCCCACGTGAGCTTCAGGCGACATTACCATCGATTCTCTCAAGAGAGTACCGGACTGGTGGGCACAAGTGCCACTCAGATGTCTTTGTCTTTTATTGTGTACATAATATGTTAGCAGAGTATTTTAACTCATATCTACCATACATTGATTTTTACCGAATAATCCTCTATCGCACGCCTTCCCCATGTACTCTCGTCTATGACGGTACTCTGCTCCACATGATCATAATCGTGAAGCTGAGACCGTCGAGGTACAATGTCTAAGGAAGGTTCGACTGATCTGTGAACGTGTATCAGATCGTCGGGGTTGTATTGTTTGGGAAAGGAACCGAAAGGTTCTGGCATTGGAATCTTATCATCCCTTGTGGCGCGTAACACCACCTTCGCACGAGCTCGTAATAAATTACGACTTATTGACGATGTCTTGACATACATGTCAGACACTGTCTTCGTGAACAAAAGTGATACACACACAAGAGACAACACTCTACTCCACGGTGTTGTTCCCGGGCCGATCATGTCACCTGACATGGCGGGCGTCGGTAAACTGGCTTTTGCAAGCTGCCAGGTTTTCCAAGGTGCTTCAGGAAGAGCACCAGGGAGGCGATAAACTTTAGGATTCTCATATATTTTACGAGCAATCCGCAAATCGCGCTTTCGTGGTTGAAACCTACCAATACAGGGCAGTCCCAATCCTCCAAACGTCGTTGGAATGAACCAAGGAATATTTACTTGTTTCAGGCGTTTATCATTCATGTGAATCCACCGTGCGAGCACGGCCTCCTTACAAAACTCAGGAGAAGAATTAACAAGTTCTTGTACCGCTGATGCGTTCACAAATCCATCATCTTCACGATCACAACCCACACTGGAGCTGCGAGTCATACTATACAACAATCCCAAATTAACATACTTAACAAGTTCGAAATGGCGCACACGTCGTGCACCAGAAAACGAAATGTAACCCTCCCATCCTTGCGGATGAAAGTTATAAGTAGTCGAATTTATATTCAAGAAATGTTGTGAATAGTATACCTTCCCGACACTAGGTGTCAGGCCGCAAAAATCACAAATCCGTCTCCACATCATCATACCAAACCCATTAATCCTCAAAATCCCATCATCACCATTAACACCTAAACGAGCATCACGAAGTGTCACTACAGATTTCTGTCCCAGCTCAAGGGACCACCTGCAGATCGCAGCGTTGACAATACAAAGTATTGGAAAAGACGTGACAGATCCCATCAATTGACCATTCGTTTGCCACATAGTCAGACCCTCATTCTTCATGAGGTGACCCGTTAAACTAGTGAGAAATAGTCGACGCAATTCATCAGACAAGCCGAGCTCATCTGCGATTGTGTGCGCACATACTTCACTAGTAAACGATTCTATCTGATTAGTTGCATCCTTATAATCAACTGATAAAAATCCTTCATCATCCTTCAACTTCATACCCATCCTATCTTGCACATATTCGGCAGTCACAGGTGTTCCCACAAGACTAAAACAAGGGTGCTTTGCAAGCACATCCCACATCTTCTTCTGTAATGGTTTCAATACCGTCATCAGACAAGGAGGTCCCTTGCTAATAACACGTACTTTGAACGCCTCTGACAATGCGACTAACTCGGCCTCGGGGACCTCGTCTTCCGCACGTACCAGCATACGACGATACAACTCGGAGAACTTCTCCCTCAGTAAGGTATCGTCATACACTGTGTGTACGCCTTGTCGTGTGTTTTTGGATGTCACACTCACCAATTCCTCTCCATCTTGGGGTCTCAAACCTTCAAGTAACTCATCATCATCCATAATAAAACCAACCGCCCCTCCGTCTTTTCTGCTATTAATGTAATTAGCAGACGTAGAAGGAAAAAAAGGTTCCATCATGTCCTCAGCAGTGAATTTCTCTCCTGCGAACAACTCTTTGACAGTGCGTCGAATCTGTTTTGCAACAGTATCGCGTGTAAGCTTTAAATCAACAAGCTCAGGATATTCGTCCTGGTCACCCCAGTTGGGGACCAAAATTTCATTCTCCTTTTTTACACGGGTCGTCGTAAGCGACTGGAATGTATCCAGTTTAGCCTTCGTTAACCTCGCCTTTCCAGGTCTATCCATACCAGTTTTGGACATGAGTATTGACACTAAAAAAGACTGCCACCGCTTGGTGTCAGTGTGTTTTAGTACTCTCATCCATCTGTAGGCCTTACCTCCAAATAATATCCCAGGATTGTCAAGTTCGACACTCCCATCCAACAGAATCGACGGAGCGATCTCCTGAGTCTCGTTAAATTCAAGTGAAACGTGGTATGCGTAAAACGCTGCCAATTTCCACTTAACGAAACCCATAGGATCGCCCACCAACAAAGCACAAGACAACCAATGTTCAATTGTCTTCTCCGTCGCCCACCCAGTGGGGTCAAAACCATACAACACAAATACAGCTGTTAATTTAGAAACACAGCTTCGTACGAATAACTCCGGATCTTCCAGATCCAACCCGGAGCGGGGATTTTCCTTGCCTCCACCATTTGCGATTACAATACTCGCGGCAAAACGCATCACTTTCTGTTAG